CACTTGTTCGGTCTTGTAGGTTTGTTTGTTGGTGATTTCAATTAACACCTGTGGCTTGGGTCTTGACATAGATAAACTCCGTGTTTATTTATCCCAATAACTATGTAGATTTAAAACCGCCACCAGACAAGATTACCTCAATTGATTCATTTTGAACAGCCTGTTGTTGGCGTGATTGTTCTAGTGCCAACAACAGTTTGGTTATATCGCCGTGCAAGTCCTTAGCATCACGCATGGGCATGATTAGGTCTTTTTGACCACGACTTTCTGCTGCCTTGATTGAATCAATGAACCGATTGATATGCAAACTCATCGCAGGTATTGTTTCAAATTAGGAGGCTGCCATCCTTCGGGCTTGAGAATTTTTCCATCTTCTCTACGCAACACCACACCAGTACCTGCATCTACTTTGGCCATATTGCTGTTATGTACTTCTTTCCATGCACCTTCTACATCTACGCCAATTGACCATAAAGCGCCGATTGTCACAACCATGATGTCAATTAGCGCATCTACATCATCTTCTCTAGTGCTTGAATCGTCAAGCTCTTGCACTTCTTCTTTAATAAGAGAGTAGTAAAGTTTGTACTGATCGACGTTTTCAATTCCAGTAGTTTGGCCTGATGCCAACATAAACATTTGATGGTCTTTAAATGGATTCATTTGCTTGCTCCTTTGTGTAAAATGGTCCTTGATACTTGTAACGCTCTAGCGCAATCAATTTGGGATTACGCACTACTTTCCATGCACGGTGTTGTTTTACTGTGTACCAACCAGCCGCAAACCACGACTTGGATTTTTCTTGTTTGGTAAACAATGGCAACTTCAGTCGCACGTTCCACAATCCGTTGTAGGTCTTGCATCCAGTTTCATAACCGTGAACTGAATCATTAGGCAGTGGTGTCACTGTTTCAGAAGGTTCAAAAGTGATGTCAATCACCTCTCTAACCATGGGCATGGTTTTGTAGTTGGATATTTGATTTTGTATTTTTACAACATACCCATCTGCACTGGCTTCAATGTTGCCAATCTTTTGATTGTTTTGTTTGAGAATCCAGTATTGATTGTCAATTACCGGTTTTGCTACGATCATTTTAACACTCCTTGATATGTTTGATTCAGCCAGCGACCAATTGGTTCAGCTTGGTCACTCAGCTTGGTAAGTTCATACTTGCCACAGAACTTGAGAAAGTGTGCGCCTACCATGCCAATGTCTTTAGCACTGACTTGTTCACAAATCACAGCATCCACAACATCTTTCACTTCTGGTGGCTGTGCTGTGAGGTCAATCAGTGTGACGTTGCGTTCATAATCTGTTAGTACCTTGTGCTCAACTTCTTCGTGATCCATCCAACGTTGCAACATGAGATTGTTCCAAGAATATCCTTTTTTGTCACGATCCTCAAAGGCTTCTGTAAGTCCCACTTGATTCTTACTGCCTTTCACACGCACACCAGGATAGGCCGAAAACACATTGTCGCCAGGATCGCCGCGCATGCACTTCAAGAACAGTACCCATTTCTGATAGTCAGTTGGCGCCACAAAGCTCCGGTCGGCTTTGCCTACTTTGATCTTGGAATTGCTTTCGATTGTAAAGCTCAATTGGTTGCCTTTGGCATCAGTTACGCCATCAACACTGAACAGGTGATCGTTTATGCCATTGTACAATTGCACATTTGGTGCAACCAACTGAACGAAGTCTGAATCACTGCTGACAATAATATGTTCGTCTTGGGGGTGTAGTGCAATCCAGCGGCCTATGATATCGTCCGCTTCTGCTGTTGCGCAACGGATCACGCTACAATTTGTTTTCTCAGACAAGTATTTAGTCAGCTCGTCATAGGTCTCCCAAAACAACTTGTCCTCTTCTGCTTCAGTTTCACTCATGGCACCACGGGCCACAGCACGATTGGCCTTGTAGGGTTTGTAGTGATCTTTACGCCAGGAGCGACCCTCTAGTGCAAAAACCACGTGATCTACCCCAAAACGTCGAGCTACCTTGTTGGCGCTCATCATGGTCAGGTGCAGTGCAAAGCCCAATTTAGTCCATGTGTCACTGGCCCTGTGTGCCGAATGGCGGGCGCGGAAGAACATGTTGGCAGTGTCAATCAGTAGATATTTCATTAGGGCGGTCCAGAAGTTTGTGTTGCTTCATGTAGTGTAACACATATTCCGACCAAAATCTATGGCCATTGGCTCCAAAATGATAACTTTTGGGATTCACATGCTCAAATCCGTTGTTTTTAAGTATAGCATTCCAACTGTGCTCTCTTGAGTAAGGTTGGATATAGTGATTTTGCCAATCTCTTTGATTTGGCATATCACTAAATGTGCTGTTGCCGCTGTAGAAAAGATGCCGCACATTGAGATCTTTTAACCGGCAATGTAGGTGCCAAATTTTGTTGTGCCATTCATCTGTTTTTTGAGTCCAGTTGACATCTAAAATATACTGACGATATCTAGATTCAAGCTCTGGTGGCACCATGTCCACACCACTGGCATTCACTTGATAGTGTCGGCCTTCATGCACCCATTCTTCTCGTTCCCAGGTGGTCCATTGGATCACCATCACAGTATCATACAAGCGGGAATAGTTTTCATGAATCCACTTGTTAGTGGTACGCAGTATGCGGTCATTGCTGGCCGCTGTTTCGGCATCACAGTAAAATTCAGTGTTGAGCATTCGGCTCAAGTGCCGGCCCCAGCTGGCTTCCAAGTTGATTGGATGTGGTCTACGGTCAATACCATAACGGCCATCATCCACAGCCATTACATCAGGCACTACTGCTTCTGCAGCCGCTGTGTGGCTGCAACCATTTACATATAGTATCATTTCTGTAGCAATACTTTTTCTGTTTCGGCAGCAACCACACGTTTGCGTAGGCTTGAGCTTGAGAACGAGTGATTTCGTCCGTTGAACACAATCTCAATGCCACGATCGTAACATTCTTCTTGTCCAGAAAATTCTGTACCTTGATATTCTACGCCCAGCACCCGAACATCAACAGGCAGGATCAATAGAAGGTCACAGAGATCCTCTTCGGTTTGGTACACAACGACTTCATCAACGTAACGGCATGCGGCCAACTGTATTTGACGCTCAACAACAGATTGTATAGGGCGATTTTTAATTTTAGGTCTATCGATAGTTGGATCTGTTTGCAACCCGGCGATGAGGTAGTCACAGTGATTCTTGGCTTCCGAGAGCATAGCAATGTGGCCCGCGTGGAGCATGTCAAAGGTCGAGAAAGTGATGCCAATTCGTTTGCCTTCTGATTTAAGTTGTTTAATGTGATTGAATATCATTTGTATAATTTGTTATAGTGTGTTAATAGTTGCTCTGCAATAATTACATTGGATTTTGGTCCAGGATGACCATCTCCAAGAACTGAAGAACCATCAGTCCCGTTGTCAACTCGATAAGATCCATCAACTCCTAACCGATTGTCCATGAATATGTATTCTGGATATTTGGCCAAGTAAGTCTCAATGATGTCATCTAGTTCAGAATTATTTGTTCTTGCAATACTCCAGATTACAAGTTTTATCTTACACAATCGAGCATACTTAACTAGCATTCTTAGTTGTCTAATCATGTCATATATTAAAAACTTATCGTTGTATACTTCGAGTAATCCTGGAGTAGGTTGATTGCTCATTAGTATACCTTGTAGTTTAGTATCATACACTTGAACTCTACTAAGTTGCGTGAGTTGCACAACTACTGGTATATCACAATCTACAAAGTCACATTGACTAAAGAGATCAAATATAGCATAGTTGTTCAGGCCGCGATAAGCATAGTTTAGTGATATTTTTTCTAAACTATTGGCCATGTGTGTAGCATAGTGTTGATTAATATTAGTTAAGCCGGTCCCGCTAGTGTAACTACATCCAAAAAATACCATATGATCTTTGGTAATTGGATGTAGCCCTTGCGTTTCAATTTTTAACGGATCCGTCATCCGATCTCACTCCGTCCATCTCCAAGGTCACGCTTTTGTACATACATGCCAGAGTTCTTAATTGCTTGTTCTTGTTCCCATGTTTCCATCACAACG